CTACCAAAGCTACACATCAAACGCTCCAAAGATCCTCGCAGATAAGATCATGTCTTACCTGTCGAACGCCCAGATGTCGGTACGAGTACCCCTCAGTTCTGAGGTTGATGACCGTACTCCCGGCACACTGAAAGAAAAGTTCGTTATCGGCGCACTCAACCTTGCCGATGAACGAATGCAAAGATACGGACAACCATCTGTCAGAGAGCAACTAGCCTTTTATGTGACGCTGCGTGGCTGGTATGCAGGGCGAGCCATGCTAAACAAGCACGAAGATGGCTCTACATATGTTGACATAACACCACTTGACCCTCTTCACATTTGTTACGAGATGGATGACCAAGGGATTGTTTGGCTTGCACACAGAACAAGACGTTCACCTGCTGCCGTAAAGCGATCTTACAACGTCGATGTTGAACCCCTGATCGAAGGCGAGACATCATCAGGTGTTGTAGTTTGGGACTACTACTCAAGGACAGAAAATGCTGTTCTTGTTCGTGGTGATGACGATACGGTGAAGTACGGCAAACGCCTTACGAAACACAATGTCACCGACGTAAACGGCAACCCATGCGCTCCAGTATTCCTTGGCGCAGTTGGTCCAGCCCCTTGGGTACAGGACGATCTATCGGGTGATGACACCGCAAGAGATTACGGTGAGTCGATATTCTCTGCCAACCGGATTCTTTACGAAGATTACAACTTCGCTATGAGTGCTTATAAGACACTCGTTCGGCGCGCTGTAAGGCGACCGTACAAGATTGTTTCCCCAGATGGAACTACAACTCTTGATACTGATCCGTGGCAGGATGGATCAGAAGTTCCATTGCCAGCAGGAACTGATATCCGCTTGATGGAAGAGATCACAATGCCCCTTGATACGGGCGCATTTGTTGGCTTGGTATCAGGTGAGTTGCAGCGTGGTGGTTTATCGAACGTAAGTTACGGCGAACTTCCTTTTGCCATCTCAGGCTTTGCAGCAAAGATCCTTCAAGAAGGTTCCGCTCATCAGATTGAACCACGAGTAAAAGGCATGACTGCCTGCTATAAACAGATCTCTGAAATCATTTCAATGCAGTACGAAGCTGGTGGTTACAATCCTCTTGAAGTAAGAGGTCGCCATAACGACATTGCTAGCTACTTCAATCAAGAAATCAAACCTGCTGACCTTGAAGGTGCAGGAGCGATTGATGTCAAGTTCGGTGTCCGTATGCCACAGGATGAGCCACAGCTAATCACAATGGCACAGATGATGCGTGAGGGTGAGAAACCTCTTGCACCGGACGAATGGATTTGGGAGAATGTCTTACAGATCAGTGATATAGAACAGTTCCGTAATTCAATTTCGGCACAGCAGGCTCAATCGACGGAGCCAAAGGCATTGTTGCTTACGCTGATTGAAGGTCTAATGCAAACGGGCGAACAAGAAAAAGCCCTGATTTATGTAGACCTTCTGCGAAAAACACTGAAGCAAGACCAGCAAGAAGAGACTGCTCAAGACTTACAATTCCAGCAGTTACTAAATTCTGTTGGCATGACTCCTCCGCAGGCTGGACAGGGTGCTGCCCCACAGCCTCAAGCCCCAAATCCTAATCCGGGTGGTACGGGAAGAAGCCCTATGGACGTATCAGGTGGCATAATGTCTTCACAGATGCAAGGCTTTGAACGAACTGGCGATCCTCAACAGGCTCCACCGGGAACACCGGGAGGGGCAGGACCAAGAGTTAATCCTCTAGGGAATATATAAATATGGCTCTCTATAATGTTCGGATAACTACGCTAGATGGGCTAAGTGAAGTGCGTCAAGTTGACGCAAATAATATTGGGGAAGCAAGGCGTAAAGCAGAAAGCCAGTCGTATGGGTCAAGAGCATCAGGGGTTCCTGAACTTGCAGCATCGCCGGGCGTATCAGGAGTTGGAAGTGATTCGTTCTCAAGCTTTGTAGGTGGAATAGATTCTAACTTCAACCCTTCGGCTTACGGGATACAAAATCCTGCTGTGAGTATTCCGAATCCTATTAATGCTGATTTAGCTAACCAGCTAACTTTTGCAAATAGCCAAGCAAATACTGGATCAAATACTCCGCAATATGTTTCTCCTTACGGAGAGCAGTACGACCCGTTGTTCAATGCAGGTTACTCTGCATCAAATCGAAACGACGCATTTGAAAGTGCCGACTTAGCTAACCAGCTAACTTTTGCAAACAGTCAAGCAAACACAGGGGCTAATACTCCTCAATTTAGTTCAATGTACGGAGAGCAATACCCCGGCAACTACGACCCGATGGCTGGAGGAGAAAAAAGCAAGTTCGATTACAACAGGATGGTTAGTGGCGTAAATCCTCTAGTTTATGACCCAATGGCTAGCGGGTATAACGAAGTAGATGAAGCTAACGAAATTGAACGCTTTAGGCGACTGTCCATGTCTAATCCTGTTCCGGCAGGTTTTGATACCCAAAACCAGATTGGTGAAGAAGCTTCACTTCTTTACGATATTGATAGGGCAGAGTCAGATAGATTTGCTGCCGCAGAAAGAAAACGAATCCAAGACAACAATGATGCTAAAGCAAGAGATCTTTCACTTGTTACTGGTCCAGTACGTTCGTGGGATGCCAAGCTTGGAGACATAACCGTAAACGCTGACGGTTCTGTAATTCTACCTCTTGATATGTGGAGGAACTCTAGCACCTCTCCATCCAATCGTGGACTTAAGAACACAATGGGTGGAAAAATAACAAGTCAAAATATAGGCAGGGAGCAAATAGAAGATGCAATACGAAAAATTGCAGAACTAGGTGGAAGAGATAACTTAGATCGCTCTGTTAGTAATATGTTGCGACAAGCGCGTAACTATTACTCCAGCACACCAAGAGGAAATAATACTTGGGATAAAAATATTGATTCAGGTCTAATTGATGGAAAACTGTTAGCCGATGACGCTTTCAAAGCTACATGGGGCAGTTTTGCAGATGAAGTTCTAGGTGCTAGAAAAGCAGACGTAACGGGTCAGATACCGGACGCATGGGCAAACAATCCTGATGGCTTCAACTCTTACAGTAAAAAACAACAAGATGACATTAGAAACAATAATTTAGGTAGCCACCAAGAGGTTCAGGATTTTTACACTGATGAACAGGCTAAACAATTAGATGCTGTTACTGATGCGGAGAAACTTTTCGATGTCGGGGAAGATGTTGGGCTTGATACTGATATTCCAACCTTTACAACCAAAGGCTTTGATACAAACATAGACCCTTTCTATGGAGAAACCTTTGATCCTAATGCACTAGGTCCAGATCAAGGAGGACCTTACGATCAAACGCTTCCTGATGTGCCTCCCCCTCCTGTGTTTGGACCCCAACCTCCACCAGCAGCAGCAGGATCGTTCCCTGCGTTGTCTAGCCAAGAATTGATAAACGATCCGCAAGGATATCTAACAGCAGCAGGTCAAAGGCTAGCTTTTAGAAATGTGTATGGTGATGCAGCAACAGGTGTCGGTCCTTTATCTAGTTATTTACAACGCCAAACCTTCCCATTGACCAATGCGTACAGGGCTGCAAGTTTTGCAAATATGGGAAGAGAGCAAGCAGGTGGCGTTGCTCCTCAAGTTTCATTTGAAGACTTCCTTAGAACTACACGAAATCAACCTTCCGGTCTTAGTGGTACTTACGGTCAAGCCTTGCAGGATGTGGGCTACCTGAGAGGACTTGGAGGAAGTCAGGTTCCAGTAGGGCTTGAGGGTGTATTCAATCCAGAACAATCAGCGAATACAAGAGATGCCAGAAACCTTCTTGCAGCAGCACAAAGAGGAAAATACTCAGGGCTTGTAAGTAGTGCGTTCCGTCGCCCATCAGAAGACGATCTATTTTCTGATTATGTTCTTGCAAGGCAGGATGCTTCGACAGCAGGTACTGCGCCTCAGAACTTCCTCAACTTTGCAGCGTCAAGGTATGGACTCTAATGGCAATCAATCCTACATTCGCAGGGTTTCTTGAAGAAGAACCACGCGCCGCATTCTTTGGGACGCTTGGTCAGAAGGGAATGCTTGGTACTTCTAATAGAAGAAAGCAAGCAGAGGATATTTATTCAGGAGCAATGACTGAGTTTTACGGAAAGCTTGGCGAGCAGATCCTTGGTGGTGGAGAACCAACAATGACGTTCTCTAATTTCCTTGAAGACTTTCCATTCACAGATCGGTTCGCACAACTAGGAAGGCAGTACAGTCAGCAAAGTAGGTACAAGCCCCCTACTAGATTCCTGTATTACTAATGACCCAATCGTTTACAAACTTTGTCGGAGCCTCTCCTCCTCAAGACAACTTGTTGCTAGCTAGGCTTGTACAAGAAGCAAGGCAAGGTGGTACTAGAGGACGCTTGGCTGTCAACCAGCTACGCAGACTCCCCGGTGGCAGAGAGGCTTTACAGGCAGTTATTGCCCCTGCACCTCCCCCTGCCGCTCCTGCGCCTCCTCCAGTTGCCGCAGCCCCGCCTGCTCCTGCTCCTATGGCTCCACCGCCTCAAGCTTCTCCTAGTTTCTTTGACCAAACACTTGGTCGTGGCATCGGAGCAACAGGTCGTGGTGTGTTAGGTGTGGGTCGTTTTGTGCAGCCAGTTACAACGCCTGTTCTTGAGAACCTTGGTAAGGCTATAGAAACAGGTGTCGGTGGTGCTGTATCAACAGTTGGTGCAGTTACCCCCGGAGACTTTATGGGTCTTGAAAGTAACCTTGCTGAAGAAAGGGCTAGGCGTGGGATTCAATCAAGTCTCCCTAAATTTTTACAAGCCAGTCCGTTATTTACTCTTGAGAGCTTTATAAAAGGAAACGCTGCACAGGAACTTCAAGCACAGGCAGCAGCATGGCGCGCAACGGACATGCCTTCAACTAGGCTAAACGCACTTCCGGGTCAAGGCATTCCTCTTCCCGGTGGCAAGCGACTAGACGAAATAGATGTTGGAGTCAAAGGCGCATTTGAACTTGTGCCTGAACTTGCGTTAGGTATAGCAACAGGTGGTGGTTCTGCTGCTGGGAGTCTTGGCAGAAGGGCTGCTGTAAGCGCAGCGAATGTTGCTGGCGCAGATATAGCGAAGCTTGGAGCAAAAGGTCTAATCGGTGCTGGAAAGTCTGTAATCCCACGAACCCGAAAACTTTCTCCAGAAATGCAAGCCGTTCTAAAAGCGCAAGAAGCAAGGTCTGCAACTCCAAAAACACCACGACGGGCTGACGCTAAAGCAGTATTTCTTGACCGTACTGAGATAGACCCTGTTACTGGCAAGCCTTCTGTTGTAGATGAAGTGTTTGAAGCAAACCAAACAAGGGCAGTAGAACCGCCTGCTGGTTACTCACCCGGACTTATCGAAGATCTTATTCCGAAGATAGCATCTCCTGATCTTTTCAGGAAAGCCATTGAAGCATCTAAGGCTGTTCTCAGGCGAGTACCTTCATTAGATGAAACTGCTCAACTTAAGCCTAGTACCCTGCCGGGAATGGCTGTAAGCGCAATGATAAAAGCTGCTGCCCCAAGAATCCAAAGCACTGCAAACAGGCTAAGTAATGAAATTCAAGGGAAGATTCGTGAAGTCAATCCAAACACGAATGAAAGTATTTTTACTTTTGATGATGCTACTAACAAGTTAGGGGGGCGAATCAAAGGTCAAACGGGACTTAGGATTCAAAACATTGATAACGTAGCTGGTAGTGGCTTAGAGGCAAACCCTACTATAGCTGACCTTGCTCAAAACTTTGGAGCATACAAGCCGTACCTAAACAAACAGCAAATAGAAGCGATGGAGTTCCTGCGTATAAGAGCGGACGGATTAGCTGCTGATCTGGAAGCCTATGGTATTCCGGTTGAAAACAAAATTGCTCTTGGGGAAGATGGGTTCTTTATTTCTCGTGGTCCAACAAAGCAAGAGACAAGAGATCTTATGGGTGGTCAGGTACGAGTCAAGGGCAGGACTTATGACAAAGGTAGGGAGTACAAGACCCAAGTTGAAGCCCTCCTCGATGTTGACTCTAAAGGTAATCTCAAAAATGAATACCTTCCTGTGTGGAACGAAATGGGTCACTGGTCATCAGAAATATATGAAACCGTTCTTGACCAGCAAGCAGGCAAGTTTCTTATTAACTATGTTGACCCTAAGACTGGCAAGAAAATTGCAACTTCGTTAGTTAATGAAGAAATTCAAACACTTCGTGCAAAGATACGAGCGCGTATAGAGAGGCAAAAGTTACAGGAAGTAAGAGTCATAAATGCAAAAACGGCTTACCATCGTGCCTCAAAAGCTGTGGAAGATATCACAGATGACATATTTGAGTTGGCTAAAAAAGTAGAGAGTGCTGCTTCAGCTAATAAACTTAATGATCTTCTTGTTCAAGCTAGAAAAGATTCAAAAAATAAACTGATTAGGCTTGAAAAAACTTCTAACGATGCCAAGGGTAAAGCAGATATAGCAGAAATGAGAGCAAACGATTTAGAAGATGACGTAGATCGTCTTTTAGATTTTGAAAATAGCCAAAGTGATTTGCTTGCAAACTCAGCGCAACGGCTAGAATCTATGCAACTTGCTGGTGTGTCTGCTCCAGATGTGCTAACCAGAGCCGCAAAAGAAGTAAAAGATCTTGAAGGATTTGTACAACGAATAGTAAGGTTGCGAGAGAAAGCACAAGAGAGATTAGTCACTAAGCGTAATGCAGAAGAAGCTGCTTACTTTGATTCAGCCGATGCTGACAGGACTCTTGCGAATGTTTCTGGAAAAGAGCGTGTCCCGTTAGATTTCCTAGATGTCCCGAATGATCCTGCGGCTGCACTAGCGCAGGCAAGGCGTGACCTTCGCAACATGAACACGCAAGCAACTAAGCGTTTCAATGAAGAAAAAGCTAGGAGCGGAAACCTTGGAACAGCACAAAGCAGGCTCGACGATAATACTCGTGAAATAGCAAATCTTCAAAAACGGTTAGATAGGCTACAGAAAAAGTTTGAACTTGAGCAAAGAGCCAACAAAGGCAAGACCGCTCCGATAACAGGATTCAGGTCACTAAATTCATACGAACTAGATATTCCTGACCTAGACACTATTCTCCGTACACGAAAAGGAATGCAAGGCTTATCAGGTAAAGGATCAGAGTGGTTAGCCCCTTTTGGTGCTTACCAAAATCTAAGGCGCACAGTAGGCGCAACGCTAGATGACTCTGGAACTAGCATTCAAGGTAAGGGAATGCAGTTTTCTAATCCTCGTGAGTTTTACTTTGCTTGGAAGGCTCACCTTCAGTCATTGGTTGGCAAGCCCGGACGTAAAGGCAAACGGTTACAGCGTGAGGCGATGGCAGACAACATCAGGGATTTTGATAAAGAGTCCCAAGCTATGGGCGCACCAAGTTCTCACGAGATAATTGACCGCATGGGCATTAGGCATGGTGGAGTAGACACAGAAGTTACTCTTCGTGAAGGTGGGATTTCTGGGCAGTTCGGGAAACTTCCTTTACTCCGCAGGGCTAACGAAGCTTTCGGTGCTTTCGGTGACATGCTGCGACTTCACGGAGCGCGTGGAGAAATCATGGAATACATGAGGCTGTCTGGAAAAACATTTGACGAACTTGTTGCAGATGGGACAGCGCGCCAAATCGGAAACGGTGTAAACGGTATTACTGGTTGGACACCAAACGGAGTAGCTGGCGCATTAGGCGACACGCTTTTGTTTGCGCCAAGATTCTTTAGGGCAAGAATTGAAACACTTCATCGTGCAACAAAGGGCATGGATGTTGACTTCATGATTGATGCGTTGCCGTTCGACAGGCAGATTAGACGGAACCTAAATATCAATCATGGGATTAGGAACAGTATTGACGCAGACCAGTTGATTGCACGTAGGGCTGTAATGAAATTGGTATCAACAGGTACGCTTATTACAGTTGCAGCTAACGAAGCACTAGGTCAGGAAACAGACTTTCAGTTGATGAAAAACGGCAGGATGAATCCGAACTTTATGTCTGTCAGGCTAACCAAGATTGGTGCGCCTAGA